CTACCATCTATTACGGCTCTACCTAAGTTGCATTCAGAACAACGATAGAACTCAACACCACAGTCACGATAATCAAGTATCCACTTTCCCTTGTACTCTACGGACGGCAACTCATTTACTGACCATCTTGCCGCCTCTTTTGTTACGGCTTTGTTTATAGCCTCGATTACCGCCTGTCTGCTGATTAAGTCACTCATTCGCTCACCGCCTTTCCTCCTCAAAATATGCTTTTATTAACAGTTACGCTTGTTCTTGTTTCGTGAACGTTTTTAACATTTGTGATGTTGGAATCTGTCGGCTTAACCATGTTGTCGGCAAATTTACAGCCTGTGATGTTGTAAGCCTTGCGTTTCACCAGCCACATTGTCCCACGTTCAATAGCCAGTTCATCGGACTGATAAGGGTATTTTCTGCCCTCTGTGGTCGTGTATTCCTCAACCTCATATTTGCAAGCGGGGCAATCAACAGTACACTCTGCAAACGTTCCGTCTGATGTTTTCTGATAAGGACACTTCATTCTTCACCGCCTTTCTCAAACTCAAAACATCGAGTGTCTGCCTGTGTATCTTTTAAATAATAAGGCGAATTTTTGTTTTCGCAATGTTGATCTTTCCAGTGATTGCAGAATTCATAACTCTTCCAATGCACACAATTCCCGCACCTATTATCCTCCTTACCTTTTTTATGCCCGTTATCCTTTTTGTCTTCTGTGTTCTCTATCTCTACCGCATTTCTTACGGCTGAAAGAAGGCACTCTAACTTCTGCTTGCCCTCGGCTGACAGATACTCCTCAATGCATTCCGCACACATTTCATATCCGTCAAGGTAGGCTTTCTGTTCGCCTTTAGTTCGTAACATCATACGTCCTCACTTTCTACCTTATATTCCCTTGAAGTAATCTCCGTCTATAACAGGATGATTGTTCTCACTTTCTGCCTTGTTTGCTATAATTGCAAGGCTTTTGGATATATCTGCAAGCATTGTAGCGATTGTACCAAGTTGAAATGTTACTATTTCCTCATAAGTCCCAGTTGGCTTGAGTTCCGCCACTTTGATCGCTCCATCAACAACCACCCTATTTTCTTCAAGTCTTGTCATTCTTATCCTCACTTTCGTATCAAAGTTTAATTCGTTGTTTAATTCGGTTTTAATCGGACAATTTATGTGATTGAATTAAAGTTTTTCGGGTTAAAAAGTTTAATTCGTTTCACTTTCTGCCTTGCCTATGTGCTTATCAATGATTTTAAGTGCGGTATTAAGTGCTTCCGCTTCATCGTGGTAACAATCCTTTTCCCAACTGTCACGAAGCTCTCTTATCTCTGACTTAATCTTCTCGATAACAGTTCTCATATCTTTTGATGCCTTATTATATCCGTGGGCATAACCACTATCGTAACTAGCAAAACTATTATGATTTATCATCTTTTTTACCTCTCATATCTGCACCACAGTTAGGGCAAAAGTTGTAATATCCAAACCCCTCAACTGCTATCGTTGTGAAAGTGCATTTATTACATTGGCACTTATCACCCCACGTTTTCACTCCGTCAATACTATAAACAGACTCAACTCTTGTATGCCGTGACCACTCTCCGTGTATGTTCTCTCTTACGTCAGCACTTGAAATGGACATAATATCTTCAGCGGTCACATAGTCTATGCCGATGTTGAAATCACCCATGTATTTTAATTTTTCCAAAAGGGCTTGACGGCTTATATAACTCATTCAGCATCCCCCCTCTCTTTCGCTTGAATTGATAAGGCATAATATTTTTTGTGAAAATTCCTTTGCCACCAATTCATCAACCGAACGCCCATAACGGTTAGCATTATCCTCTGCCCTGATAAACATCCGCATCATTTCTTCTCTCGGGATTCTAACCACATAACATTTTCTTAAAAAATCTGTTTCAAGTATCATGTTTCCCCCTTTCTGAAATAAAACTGACTCATGAACTCCCGGTATTCGTCATCCGTGTCAAAGTCTGTCGTATAATCATTAATCACGGTGTAATTTGTGTAGTCGATAACGTTCAGCCGAGTGCCCTTGATGACTTGCCACAATTCCCACGCTATCGGTTCACGGTTGAAATGTCCGTTTTCGGCGTGGTCAATGGTCACATTCACACACGCCCTGAATCGGCTTGTATTTACCACCTTGAATGCGAACGGTTCAGCCCACCGCTTGAAATAACACGGTGCAAATGGGGGAGCCGATGCGAAAAATTCGATGTCGGCTGTTTCGGTTTCCACAATGGTCTTGATCGCCGCTGGAGAATAAAAGACATCCCCGAACAAATAACAGACAGGCTCGTCCATGGGATAGAACGCCTCAAGCCAATGCCCACCGTTGCCGAAATTGTTTTCATGATGCAGGACCGGGACACCGAATCTGTCAAAGCACGGGTCATTCGAGCTGATCGCTATGTCCTCGATGCCGTTATCCCTTAACAAGCGAATCGTTCTTTCAAGAATCGTGATGCCCTCGCCATAACCCCGGAGCTGTTTTGGAAATGCTGTGTGATAATCTCCACCGCACATGATGATATATTTCATTTTCTCCCCCTTTTCTTTGCTTTTAATGTGCATACATTGTTAGTTGCATACGCACAATTCTTGGAGCAAAACGTCATGTCCATTCCTACGATGCAACCTCTTTCGATTATCTTTCCCGATTTGTTTCTGACCTCGGTGTAATTTCGGCACATAAGGTTGTATGTTTCCCAATATTCCCTTGGGTCAGAAACCTCTCTTGAATGCGGTGCATCTGTCGGGATGATGAAGTCCAGCGTTTCCACCGCACGTTTTAATTGTGCTATCGCCTGATTAACGTGTTCTGCCGTGGTCTGTTCTGCTCGGGTTGTTCCGATCTTGGCAAGACTTGCATCCAGCTGAAACAAAACGCTGTCAAAACAGCCTCGCATTTTTCGGATTTGGTCTTTATTCATTCGCTTTTCTCCTTGTACCCCTCGCCATAAACGTCATTGCAACGATAAAGCCCGTCACTTTCAGGCTCGGCACTTCTCCAAGCACAAGTGTTGCAATCTTCCATGCATTCCTCGAAATCCTCGTCCACATCGGGGCTGGGAACTTCCCCGAACTTGGCACCCATAGGCTGACCCATTCTCTTGAGATAAAACAATCCGTTCATCTTCATTCCCCTTTTAGTCGCAAGTGTCGCCCATTCTGTACCGGGCGAAATATTTTCCGTCAATCTCGACAAACTCATAACCCAAAAGTCCATATCCATAAACAACCGCACCGTCAAAAATCTCGACTTTGGCATCTTCAGGAATCCAGCCGTCAAACTTATCGAATGTTTCCTTGCTGATTTCCACGGTATAGATGCGATCATTTCTCCAGCGTTCCATATTTATGCTGAACTTGATTTTTTCCATTTCATTCCCCTTTCAATTCTTGATTAGCTTGTCGAGGTCATATTCCTCAACGGGTCTTTGCATTAACCCCGTGTTAAACTGTGTCGGCTTGATGACCTTGGTTTCCTTTGCTCTGCGATTAGCCCATTGACGTATCACGGCATAATGTGACTTGTATGTCTTGCCCGTTGATGCAATGTATAGACTTAACTCGTCTATCAACCCGATCATTCCCCCGGACTTAATCTTTTCGTATTCCTCATCAGACAAAGAAACATTCGCACACTCGCCATATAGTCTTTTATTGTCTTTATTATCTTTATCTTTATTCTTATCTTTATCTTTATGGTTCGTTTTGGCTGGAATGTCGCTCGTTTTTCGCTCGTTTTTCGCTCGTTTTTCGCTCGTTTTTTCTGCGTTGGCGTTGCCGAATTGCCCACCGCCACGGCTCCCGTTCCTGCTATTGCGGTCAGAGATTTTCTTGTCATACTCGACACGTTCACACATGATTTTTGAAAGCAAATCGGTGTAGCTTTCATCGTGCTGGGTTCTTTCTTCTCCCATGAACACACGAATCATGTTCTGAACCACCTTGCCGCATACTTCGGGCGATGCACCGAGCAAATCATCAAACCTTTCAGGATGAATAATCACTCCATATTTTCTGTCACTCATTGTCTTTCCCCCGGTAACGTTTACACGCTTTCGTTGATCGCTGACGTACACTCAAACCCATGTCGCACTTGCCGTAACAAGTCGTTCCGCATATCCTCTGAATCGGTCTGAAGTGTTCACATGAACCGCATTTGTTTGTCAGGTCTGTGCGTTTCTTCAGCTCGTCCTTGGAACGTACCTCACGCCACATTTCCTCATGACGTGAGGCATTTGCTATCGCATTCAGCCTTGTCCTTGCATCCGCATTGTCGGGCAACTCTATTTCACAAACCAATTTCATCAAAGCACCCCCTCGTCATAGTCCTCGGAAAGTTTGAACCCCGGATATAAAGGAAAATCGAACCACCTCTCCACGTTGCCGAATGATTGCTTTGTTTCGTGGTCAAACCACATCCCACGGTCAGCAAAATATGTGGCGGTGATGACGTGTCCGTCCGTGGTAGTTACCAGCATCAATGCCGATTTTCCCTCGATGTCCACCTTGGGCTTTTCCACCTTGAAATCTCTCCAAATTATCATTTTCATTCCCCTTTCGAAATTTTCACGGTTTCATAACCGCTGTTCATCAGTATTTGTGCGGCTCTGTATGCCTCATCCTCGGTTCTGAAAGCAAGGACCATGCCGCTGGATGTTCTTTTGATTTTCTTGATGCCTGACAAGCTCCCCCGAATCGGTTTCTTGTCATCGCTGACATATACTTTTTTCATTTAATCCCCCTAATGGTCACTTCCACCCATGCGTTGTGCGACCAAAACTTATTGATAGTTATCTGGCACACTTGGGAATCGTTGTTGAATGCGACTCCCTGCAAGGCATCACATAGAGCCTTGATGCAATTATCGAGGTCCGGGACCTTTGTCGGGCGACCAAACACGATCATGTCATCCTTGGCTTTTTTACTTGCCGACTTTGGCACCGCAAAATATAAATTGATGACCATTTCTATCGGCTCTCTTTCAGCCCACAGCATCGGCTGAATCGGGTTCTCGATTAAATATGCATCCTTGACCTTTTTGGCGTATTCCTTGACCCTTTTAGGCGTGTAACAATAGCCACCCTTGAACCTTGTACTCTGTTTAGGGACTATCTGCCCCGGGATAACGAAATAAACCTCATTCGTAGAACTTCCCATAATGTTCGAACCATTCCTCTCTTGAATATTTTTTGATAAAACACCTTTGAGCCTCGACTTGCAGGGCACGGTCAAACTCGCCTTTGTCGTGTAGCCGTTCATGGTGGAATCGGCACAAATAAACGGTCAAACCGTCCTTGTCGGCTCGTTCTCTCATGCTCCCATGGATGCAATGATGAACGTCATCCGAGGAGCCTTCGATTTTGAAATACTTACGACAGATAAAACATTCTTCTGTTTCTTGGATGATGCTTTTCATTCGCCTGACATTAGCTCCTCAATGTTGGTTTCGTAGTCTATGACGTAACGCTTGATAAATCGATTTGCATATTGCGGCTGAATCTCGGAACGCTCTCTCTGTGATAATCCCGTCCATGTTTTAGGCTTGACGTATTCAATAGGCTCGAAAACGAAATTGTCTTTCGGTTCGCACCCGATGAACCAATACTGTGTTGGCTTTTTGAATGCATCGCCGTCTAATTGCCGATTCTTGTCCACAATCTTGGGCGATAAGCACCAATAGCGTGTTAAATAGTGTTGTTCCCCGGCTGGGTTCTCAAAAATCATCCTTAAACCTTTACGCAAAACGACAATGGCTAACATCGTTATCAGACAATAGTTTTCGTGCAATTCGTTGTGTAATCGGATGTCCCTTTCCAGCTTTTCGATGTCGGTCATTCCTTTATCTTGGTTTTGCTTTCCCCAAAACGATAAAAGTATTTGAGCCTCGAACCGGGTACACGGGAAGAACGCAAGGATGATGTCATCAGGGCTTATGCGGTCAAACAATGACGGCTTTCCCTCGTACCCCCCCCGAATTTCTTCAAATAAATCGAGCTGATAATCGGTCTGTCCGTACTCGTTTAAAATGTCGTAATCGTAAGCCTCGATGCCTAATTTCTTGAACTCGTTTTTGAATGTGCCACTTTGCTCGAATAAACAATGTGCAACCATTTCTTTCCTTTCATAAATAATCATCAACTGTCATTTGTTTGTTCTGTTTGAGCCTATAATTTAACCGCCGATATTCGTCATAGACGGGTTTCCAAATAATCTCGCATTGCTTTCTTTCGGCTGGGAAAAACTTTTCCAATGTGTCCAGCTCTTTTTGTAACCCCAACGCAAACGGACAACCCTTGCATCCCGTTCTTGTAAAGTTGTACGGTTCTTTGTAAATCTCGCAAATCTCGATTCCGTGTTTTTCGATGAACCATTCTTCCCATTCCTTTGTGACCGGGACTAACGGCTGAAACGCTTTGAGTTTGTTGCCCCGGAACGCCAAACATTGTGCGGATATTCTCTGACCGCCCTCGTCAGGCATAATCCCGATGATCGAATATGGCTTGTTGTTTTCCTTTGACCATTTATGCAAGGGGTCTTTTTTCATTCGGTCACAACACTTGGATGAAACCTTTAAATGGAAGTCCTCGGAAAACTGATACATCAAGATTTTGGGACATAGGTTTTCAGAAAATTTTTTTTTGCCACTTCTTGGCTCTTTGCGGTTCATATAGACGTTGACGGATTCCGTGTCGCCACTATTCTGATAAATCGCCAAGATATGCGAATGATACTTTGACTTGAACGGATAGCCCACTTCTTCAAGCGTTGGTTTTATCGGAGTTTCGGGCTTTAGGATGACCAGCTCCCATGGATGTTCTCTCTCTCTCTCTCTCTCGACAAATTCGTAAATCAGCCGATATTCGATGCCCGTGTTGGCGTACACCCTCGGGATTTTGTTCCCCGGAATCGCCATGTCGATCAATGCCGAAAGAACCGTTGAATCTTTGCCACCCGAAAAGGACACATAGAAATTTTCTTCTCCGTACTTGGTTATGATTTGACGGATTTTCTGCAAACGGTCTGTCAGCAAAAATTCGTTTGTCATTCCTTTTCCCTCTTTTCGTATCTCTCCAACGCCTTGGCGATTTGTTCGTCCTGCGGCGGTACTAATCCGCATTGCCGCATTTCATCCGAAACGCCGTCTATTAGTCGTGACATTTCAGCCGTGTCGAACTCATGTGACGGCTTGAGCATGATGTACCACCGCCTTGAACCCGTCCGCTTTGTTGTCGGTTCTAAATGGTTGTTCGCATCTTCTTCCGCATCCCGTTCAGCTTTGGGCGTGTCCGGGAGTGCGACCCAAATCTCCTCGTTATCCGCTAACAAGTGGGAGCCGTACTTCCTCAAAAGGATGTTGTGCATATAGGCGTTTGAAACCCTCATCGCCTTTGCCAACTGTGTCACGCATTGCCAATAAAGAGCATTTGCATTAAGTGACCGCTTTTCGTGGTATTCCGTGACTTCCCATTTGCCCTCGGTCTGCTTGGACAAATATCCGATGCATTCAAGCGTTGACCCGATCATTTGCAAACCTCGATGTAATAGACCGCATACTCGCTTTCATTCGGGTTCTTGGGCTGAACCATTCGGGTCCTGATGTTGTGACCCTCTTTGCGGAGCTGATGAATCTCGCCCGAAAGACGGTAAAGCCCGAACTTGAGCCATGCATCCTTTCCGCTGATTCCGTTCTTGTGGGTCTGTAAGTAGTGCAAGAGCTTTGCTTTCTTGGATATAGGTTTCTTCATTCCATTTCCCCCTTTCATTCAAAAGGCAATTCCTCGGTTACGGTTACATTCAGAAAATCGTTTCCGGGTTTCTCTGCGTTGTCGTTCTTGCTTTCCGCAAATTCCCATTCGTCAACGATGATTGAAAATGATGTCTGCTTGTTTCCGTTCTTGTCGGTGTAGGAATCGACCTGAATGCGACCCATGACCGCTATCTTGGAGCCTTTCTTTGTGTACTTGTCCAAAGCCTCGGCTTTAGCCTTGAAAAAGGTCAGATTTACAAAATCTGCTTTGTCCTTTTCTCCGAATCTATTGACCGCAAGGGCATTTCTCAAAAATGCGGTGCCGCCCTGCGAATACTCGAGCTTGTTATCACGAGCTAAACGTCCGATGCCTATCCACTTATTCATTCTTTCCCTCGCTTTCGTTTATCTGCTTTAATAACTTGGTTTTCATTGCTGGATATGACTCCATAGAAAGACCGCCGCAATCCTTGACCCACTTGTCGAAATTCTTTCCCCCGGCTTTCGTGTAAAGGTCTTTCAATTCCTTTTCCACGTTGGTCAAAATCTGTGCATCGGATTCTTCCTTTGAATGAACCTCGATCTTGTTGTCATCGTCACAAGCGATTCCGAGAACGGTCAAAGCTGTGTATCTTCTCGCATAAGTAAGGGCTGAACCATACGCTTGAGCTTCGTTCATTTTGTTGCCTGACGGAATGACGATTCTTGCACCACGAACCCAAATGCCGTTGACCTCTGCCTCGATGTATTCCACGGGCTGATTATTCACGATGACGGGCTCTCCCTCGTTGTTCGCAAGAACCGCTACCCTCATCGGGGGCAATTCCACCCCTGCGAGAACCAAATCCCCGAGGGATGTATATTTGTAGTTGTAACCGCTGGATTTGTTGCCCACGATCTTGGGCATTGTCTTTTCTTCTGCCATGTTTTCCTCTCCTATTTGCTGAAATAATGATTTTTGTATTGAAACAACTCTTGCTTTCCTGCTCTGAATCCGTACTTGTTGAAGTACAACGCCCCAAGGCTCCCGTCCTCGCCGTCCATAACCAAGGCAAGTGCTTGATGACATTCATCCGATACATTCGGGGTCATGCCCTCGATGTAAAACTGACCGGGGGAATAAATGACATCGTGTATTGACATTCCCCATTTTTCGGCTCGGTTTAAAACCACGTTCATGATCAGCATCATGCCCCGCACTCCCTCGCCCTTTGCCTCTGCGAATGCTATTTCCTCTAACAGCTCTTGTTCTTCGAGCGTGAGATTCGGAATGCTGGGTTCGGGTTCTTTCTCGATGTAAACGTATTCCGTCACGATCTCGGGCTCTTGCTCGATGTAGACGTATTCGGTTATGACTTCGGGCTGTGTGATTTGTGGCTGTGAATGTGCCTGAATGGTGCCGTGGATGACTATCCCAAAGACGGTGCCGATGATAAGAAGTAATAGATTATTGAGCGTTGTTTTCATCCTGTCCTCTGTTCTCCAAATAATTGATTAGTGCCTGTGCCTCTGCGTGTTTCTTGCCTAATCGAATGACCTTTCCCCCGGATTCCTCGAAACCTTTGAAAACTTCATAAGCGGTTGATTTGCTGATTCCGAAAATCTCTTTCAGGTCATCGGGCGATAAATACGGTTTAATCATTAGGCTTAACCGCTAATTCTTCCGCAAAAAAAATCTTCTTAAAGGTTGCATCGTCAACCTCGGGGAACAACTTGCGGAATTTTGCCAACTCGGATGTCGTAAATTCGGAAACACCGCCGAGCTTGTTATAAAGACTCTGTGGCGACATTCCCAAGGCGGTTGATACTTCGTAAATCTTTTTTCCGTAAAGATTCACGACATCCATGAATGCCTTTCTGTCTGTCATCTCATCATCTCCTTTCTGCAAATTAGGTTTAACCGCTAAAAACCTATGCCAATAAATTAGCATCAACCGCTAATGTTTGTCAAGAATATTTTACAAGAATTTTAAAATATGCTAAAATCAGGGCAAGAAAGGGGGTGATCGTATGACCGAAAAAGAAAGACAAGATTATCTCATAGCGTTTGGAAATAGGGTCAAAAGCTATCGGCTTGAACTCGGCATGACACAAGGCGAGTTGGCGGTCAAAATGGGCTATGTGGACGGCAAGAACCCCTCTGCTAATGTTTCCAAGATTGAAAAAGGGCAAATGGAGCTGACACAAAGCAAGATTTTAGACCTCGCCAAAGCCCTGCAAGTCGAACCATACGAACTATTCACGGATGTTCAGACCAGCCGACTAATTCGTTACGCAACCGAAATCTCGAAAATGAAAGGGGGCGAGTAATATGTGGGTTTCTAATGGATACCTTGTGGAGTATTATATTTCGCCCAATACCGGGATTAAAAAGAAAGTGTCGGTCAAGATAAGGGGCACGTCAGAAAAAGCCAAACAAGAGGCAATTAGACGGCTTGACGATAAAGTTAAACACCTTGAAGATACACGGATTAAGTTTTCCGAATGTGTTCAATTATGGCTGAAAGAATGCTCACGATCAGTAAAGCCCTCAACCTTTAGGAAATACCGCATCACGCTTGACAGTATTCAAAAGGTCATCGGTGATGCGTACATGGACAAGCTGACGGCTGGATATATCCGGCAAAGGTTTATTGACAGCGGAGAATCCAACCGCACATTAAACGGATATTTAAAGACATTTAAGACCTTTTGGCGTTGGGCTTACAGAAATGATTTTGTGGAAATGGATGTTGCGAATAAGTTACAGAATTTCCAAGACACCCCGAAAAAGGAACGCATTCAGGACAAATATCTCGAACCGAAAGAACTGTCCAAATTGTTGGACTCAATGAAAGAGGAACGCTGGAAACTCGTCACGGAATTTCTCGCCCTGTCGGGGTTACGTTGTGGCGAGTTGTCAGCACTCAACAAAATGGACACGCTTGGGAAGTATATCCGGGTAAATAAGACCTACGATGCCAACAACAATGTCACGACATCCGCTAAAACGTATGCATCCAAGCGTGAGGTCTACATCCAGCAAGAACTAAAAGAGTGCATTGTTCGGATAAACGAATATTGCAAGTTTCAAGCCGAGGTCTGCGGATATAAATCAGAGCTATTCTTCCCGGACACGGACGGCACCAACCTCAAATATTACACTTACAGAAAATACCTTGCGGAAAATTCCGAAAAAGTCCTTGGACGTAAAATCGTACCGCACACCCTACGACACACGCATTGTTCAATGTTGGCGGCAAAAGGGATGTCGCTTGAATCCATAAGTGATCGCCTTGGACATTCAGACAGCAAGGTCACAAAGGAAATCTACTTGCACAAGCTCGAGGAATTGAAAGAAAAAGAGAATAGACAATTAGACGAAATCCACCTCATAGGATAAAAAAAGAACCCTTGGCACGACTAAAAGCACGACCAAGGGTTTCTTTATGCGTATTTTACGCCATTTCAAGTGAGACACGAGCTAATTACATTTAGTCCGTCATAGTCCGTCATAGTCCGCAAACGTCCGATTTTTCGGCATTCCCAAAATCAGACCGCATGGATGTGCGACACTAAAAGCACGAGTAAAAGCACGACCTATGTGTAAAATTTTGGACATAGAAAAAGCCCCCCACGGGGCAGGAACCGTGAGGGGTATAGGAGAAAGAAAAACAATATGTCATCCCTTTCGGGTTATGACCCAATTCGACCTTCATTTTTCCCGAAATAGCAATAATGCCAATAATACAAGGGATAATTGTCACCGTACACTTTCCGCAAATCCTCGTATCTGTCAATGTATGCTCTCGGGTCAAATTCTGCGGATGCCTGACGTAATTCGTTCATGCCAAATGTGATGAAGTGATTCCACAATGCGACATGATCGTGACCGAATGCACCCTCTAAATCTGCGTATTTGTTGGCGTAATAATCGGGGTCAAATACCGGGGAGAAGTCCGCTCCCATGTAAATATAAGATGTCGGCTCGGGTATAGGCTCCGCTCCATAGTCAAAGTATGAAATATCCATGTCAACACGCCCATTTATGCCCTTAACCGAACCGCTGGACGAATATTGCCATACTTTATAATCAATGGCATATTTGGGCTTTGAGCCGTAACGAGCGACCCATTTGTCATACGCACCGAGTCGGCTGATGTCGAGTCTGTCTTTGAATCCCGAAATGTCGGATGCATAAATCCCGGTCTTATATCCAGCCGCTTTGACGGTTTCACAAAACCCGATGACCGCATCCGTGTTGCCCTGCTTTGTTGCGGACGTGGGAGCCTCTAAATCAGAATAGCAAGGATATTCAAAAACCTTTCCACCGATCAGGGAAAGGAAGTGCTGGGCATCCGCTACACCAGCCGCCGCCGATGTGCATCCCTTTCCGTTGAAATAATAGCACCCGAGCTTTATTCCGTTTGCCCTTGCCTCGGAATAGTTACGCTCGAAACTTGAATCCTTGTATCTTCCCGAATCGGAGCCACCAGCCTTGATGATCGCAAATTCCACGCCGTCAGCCTTGACCTTTGCCCAATCTATTGAGCCTTGCCAATGCGACACATCGATTCCTTTGAGCTGTGTGTCGGTTTCATATTCGATATAGGGGAGCAATCCGAAATCCGTCCATGAATACTTATTTTTCGGACCGTTCTTGTAGAGGTATCTTCCGCCCTTTTCATCAACATAGGTGTATTGCACTTTGGAATCCCATGCACCCGTACATTCCACGACATTGAAAATCTCATTCTGATACTTGAAATCCCCGACATATATACCAGCGTGAGGGGAGTTGGAAATATAGAGATATGTTCCAGGGATTCTCAACTGTGTGAAATCCTTTGAACGGTTCGTGCATTGCATCAATAAATGATAACCGTCAACATCCCCGGTCACGAATGTCGAGGGGGGCACATACGAACCCTTGACCCTTGTATCAGACCAAGGGGGATTTGCAAGAATCGTCTTGATTAGATTCCAACAATCCCATGAATAACGTGTTCCGTCATAATATCCGCAATTATACGGAAAGTGATTGTTGTAATAATTCGGCACGTCATGGGCTTGTTTTAATAGCTTGATGAACTCATTCGCTTTCATTCTTTGTATTCCTCGATTAGTGCTATCGCCACCGCCACGGCAACGAGCAAACACAAAAACGCAAATAAAATCATTATCACGTCAGCCGTTTTTCTTGTTGTATGCCTTGGTAGACACGCCAATCAAAGCACCGATGAATGTAGCAATAGCGGAAATCGTTCCGCATACGATCTCGGCACCGTCAATGTGATAGAGTGCGAATATTGTTGCAATGAATGTAACAAGAGCATTTGAAAAGATAATGCAAAACCATTTTAAAATGTTGTACCACTTATCAGGAATAATCATTTTTCTGTTTTCCTTTCTTTTAAGCATATTTCCAAATATATCCACCACTTTGGGCATATCTGCCTTTACAACAATCTGATATATGCGTATCGGCTATCCCTAATTCTTTCGATGCCTCTTTTATTGTTCCCCATTGTTTGATGAGCGTTCCGTCAAGGGAATACATATTAACGGGCTTTCTATGTACTCTTGATTTGACTATTTCCCGGTCATCGTCTGCGTACTGAAATACATAGCCTTTGAATTGCTTATATTTCCCTTTGCAACAAGCGGAAATATTTGCATTTGAAACCCCTGTCAGTTTTTCGGCATCGGTCAGCGACTCGCATATTGCTATAAGGTTATAATTAAAATCGTAAACCTTAACGCTCCGAATTTTTGCAAGCCGTCTGCTGATTATATTTTTCTCGCTTTGTTTTCTTCTTTTCGAGGATTCTGATATTTTCTTTTTCGATTCTTCGGTATGATGATACCCCTCCACCGATGCCGTGCCACCAATGGAATGATTAAACCCCTTTTCTCGGTTTGTTGTATCGTAAAGGGATATATAATACTTTTCGAGTTTTCCAGCCTCGTCTTTGTCCTCGGTTGTAGCAAGAATCGTATGTTTTATATTTTCCCAACCATACTTTTTTATTGCATTATCAAAGTATGCGTTGTTGTGATACCCGCATCCGTTCCGCCACCGATCAGCACACTTCTGTTTTGTTTGCCCGATGTACTTTTTCCCATTTGGGCATTCGTGCATATATATCGAATACATGGTCAACTCTCCAGCTTGTCAACTCGATGATTAAGTGTGTTGATTTTTTCTTCTTGGAGTGCCGTGCTTTCTTCGAGCTTGAAAGTCCTCTCGATTAGATTGTTGTATTTCTTCATTTGCATTTCCAACTGTTCGATTCTGTACCCGGTCAAACGATTTGAGGTCATGATTCCCCCAAACGTGCCGAAAAGCGTTCCAAACAACGAAATTATCGCCACAACTATCGTTTCGCTCATTCTTCCTCTCCCTTTGTAACGGTGCCGTCCTCGTTTATGATGTAGCCGTCATCCTCGATTATTTTCCGTACTTGTGGGCGTAACCTTTTCGGCACGTCATAGAAATTCTTTTCCCCACGCTCCACGCTGGTCGCATAAATTCTCGCCATTTATTCGCCCTCGCTTTCGTCAAATATAATCATTTCGTACACTTCCTCGAGTGCGGTTCTTACATCCTCAACATCGGAAGTATTAACCTCTATCGCCTCGCCTTGGATTCCGTCTGTGTTCCTTAAACCGTTCTTGTCGTAGCCGTCATACTTCTTGTCGTTGTTGTAGGCTTTCAAAAAAGCATTGAAATTCTTTTCCAACACTTCAAGCCGTTTGGCGATCATTTCAATTTCGCTCATGCTTTCCCCTTTGCTAAAGTTGTGCTTAACCTATAACCCCTACTGTATGGAAACAATAGGGGTTTAATTATATGAATAATCATTAAACATCTTCTCTGCCGTAGAATTGACATTCATAAATTGCAGGGCGGTCTGCCATGCCGTTATATTCAAATCTGTAATAATCTGCGTTTGTATTTACATTTGTTATTGCATTCACATTTACAGTACCAGTCACGGAAAACGTGCCTTGTGCTATCTTGTTAGAAAAGTCTGTTCCGTCTGTACTGTATGCAATAGCCCAATTTCCATAATTTCTTCCTTGCTGTGATGAAACAACTTTCTTAATATTTACACGATTATTAAATTTAAATTGCCACCACAAATCTCCTGTATATCCGCTTGATGCCCATGCGTTGTTTGCATTTCCGTCTATCGCCCACCATGCGGGGAACCCCGTTCTTTCGCTAATTGCTGAACATACACCATTGGCAACCACATAGTCCGTGGCTGTTGCTATCTTTACATTAAGCACGCTCTCAAAATAAGTTGAATTGCCGATTGCATTGCACCACGTTGCATCCGCTAACAACTTATTAGCACAGTAGTTGTTTAGTCCTATGTAGGTCATGGCGGTGGAGTCGGCACAAAGGTTTTCGGATATGAACTGAATTTCTGCCGCATTGAAATATGCTGAAACGGATGATGTTATACCTTTTACAACATATCCTTTATATTTAGTGCTATTTGTAAATGTGAAGTTTGTTGTTGCACCAGAACTCTCGGTGTTATTAAGTATGGGTGATACATCAGTAAAAGTGATTCCGTCATTAGTACCTTGAACTTTTATTGTTGATGCCCATGTGTTATAGCCACCGCCTCTGTTCGTTAAGCGTAAGCCACATACGCATTGAGGAGTCTCAAACATATATCCAAGGTAATCGGTAACTGATGATGTAACCGAAAATGTAGAAGTATCTTTATCAAATGCTTTCCATGCAGGATAACTATTCTGAACTCCTGACCCAATGCACTCTCCACTTGGGGTATTATTTGAAGTCATAGTAGGTACAAGTGCAATACCCGCCCATGAAGTAGACCTAACAAGATAATCAACGGCATTATTACTCGAAATAAGAGCCGATAAAGTGGTTGAGTCAGCAAGGACTTCTGCAAGGGTTGTGTAGTTTTTATCCCAGATGTTCGCACAATGGAGCCAAGTTTGTATGTCGTCTGTCGGTGTTACGGTTGAACCGTCGGGGATAACCACAAAAGCCACGTTGTAAGTCGTTTGAGCCGTCACGCTTACGGTTGTGGTGTTCGTGCCGTCTGTAACTGTCCAAGTGCCCTTTGAGTCGACTATTACTTCATAAACGCCCGAACTTGTTTCCGTGGCGGTGTAAGTCGTTCCCCCTTTGGTTGCCGTAACGGTCAGCCCTGTCGTGGTGGTTACGATGATTTTCGCCTCAAAGGGAATTAATACATCTGTGGTTGTTCCGTTGATCGTTATCTCTGCGATTTTCTCGCCCGTGGCTTGTATCTGTGTCCAAGATACTGTGTCGCCACCGCCACCACCACCGCTGGGGGAGTAAAGGTCGGTCAACGTACCATTTACATCTATGGTCGCAATTTTCGTACCCGTCGACACGACTTGCGTAACGGTTATGTCCGAATCCGTAAGGAATCCGCTATCGTTATTAAGGTCGCTCGTCTGCGTTGGAACGGTCACTTCTGCAACACCGCCCGCAACTACGGACGTCCCGTTTACTTCAACGTCGGTTACTCCTCCGCCTCCACCACCGCCCAAATTTTTGTCGATGGTATCCATGTTGGCGTTGTAACTTGCTCGGAAGTCCCCGAAATTATCCGTTGCATCGGGTTTTTCAAGATTGTAATTCGGTGTATATGTTGCCATGTTTTCCCCTTAATTCCAGCTCGGACGATTTGACCACCAATTATCGAATGCGTTTTTATTCGTGCCTGTTACCGTCCAATTTTCAGCGTTTGAGGCATCTTTCGTGTAAGGCGTAAGGTTATACGTCAACCGGGAATAACTCTCTCCGTCATACGTCCAATAATAATCAGATTCTTCGTATGCATCGACTCCAAGCTCGTCAATCTTTCCGAATTTCCTTGTTGCGAACATACTTGTCAGATTCGTGCAATTCGACAAATCAAGAATGACGTCATCAACGTTCAGGAATGCGGATGCATAACCAAACATTCCACCCAAATCAGCGGCTCCAAATGTCCAGCCATTAATCGCACTAACGTCATTAATCCAATGTGACCATTCAAACATTTGTCTGAAGTCTGTCACGTTTGATACATCCCATGATGCAATCGCACTAATATCAATAAGTCTATTACATACCCGGAACGTACAATAAAGAGATATACAATCGGACAAATCGAAATTCTCGAGTCCGTCAAGGGATGTGATCGCTGAACATCCCGAAAATGCGGCGTAAAGATTTGTTGGTTTAGGATTCCAATCGCTTAAAGGTTCAAGGCTTGCGACTTTCTGACAACCGTCACACATCCTCTGCATACTTGTCACGTTTGACACATCCCAATTTTCAAGCCCGTGTAGGCTTGCGAGTTTTGTGCATCCTCGGAAAATCTCATTGATGTTTGTCAAGCTGGGAGTGTTCCAATTCTCAAGAGCTGAAACATCCGTGAGATTTTGGCAACCCCAAAAGGCATTATTTAAAACCGTGACGTTTGAAACATCCCAATTTTCCAGCCCATGAAGTGAGGTGAGGTTCATATTCTCCCCGAATATTGCTCCCATGCCCGTCACGTTTGACACATCCCAATTCTCAAATGCGGTCAAATCGGTCACGCCCGTATACCACAAAACGCTTACCATTTCGGTCACGTTAGAAGTGTTCCAATCTTTAATCGCTGAAAGGTCTGTGAGGTTTCCTGCACCGTGGAAAAGGTCTTTAAAACGGGTACAATTTGACGTGTCTGCAAATTCAAGCTCGGAAATGTCTGTCAGAACACTACTCTGCAAGAAAGGATGAATGCTATGACCCAAAGCCGTAGCTCTCCAAGGAATCGATGAAACCTTGGTGTAATTGCCACTCCCAAGGGCATAATCCATGACCTGAACAACGTCATACGCATCAGGACGGATGAACGCATAACCGTCCGTGTATATGTCCATGTTTGCCAATGAACTCGCAACCGTGCCATGATCGACAACGGTTATTTTCTGTTTGACCGTTTTCTCAACAAGAATTGTTTCCTCATCGTGGATGTATTCCCTGCGGTAATGAACGGACACTTCCGTTTCGCCCTCGGTTGTAAATGCGGTATTAAGTGCCGGGGTAAAGGTACAATGTGCCATGTCATCCTTGACCGCATCAAAGAAATTTCCGTCCTCATCGGGAACCTGAAAATAATACTGTCCAGCATAATTGACGGAATTTAAGGGAACGAAAGGATGCGAAAATATCTGCTTTTCGCCCTCGCCCGAATCGAGCAATGTGTAATCATGCCCGGAGCCGAATATAACGAACTTTAGATTGTTTGTGTTTATTGTTGCACTCATGCCAATTCATTCCACTTTAAAGCATTGTCATTTATGGTCAGATAAACCTTTGCAACGTGTGAGGTCTTGCCCGTGACCCTAAATCCACAAGTCGATGTCAGGACCCTTTTTCCGAGCAATTCCTTGTCCTCTACGTCAAATTCATAGGTTGCATCATCATCAACTGTAATCAATATTAGAACATTTGCTGTGTCGGTAAGTGTCGCCTCGCAAGTAAACATGAAACCCATTCTCTGAACGTCAACGGTCTGTGTCCACTCAATCTCTGCAACCTCGGTTTTCGTTCCGCTGGGAACTGATAAAGCGGATGTGTTCTCGGTATGTAATAACCAAAAATTCTTTCCACCCGACTCGGCTCCATTGTTGTAGTCAGCGGAAAGCCCTGCGACAGTTTTTGAAAATCTGTCCTGTGCCTCTGCAAGAATAGGATTATCGCCCGTGCATATAACCGACATCGTGCCGCCGATGTTATATGTGATTTGAGTTATCGCACCGATGTCATAGGCTCCAGCTTGGTTGTCCGTGAAAGTAAGGACATCCCCGGGGTCATAAGTAGGAACAAGGGGCATTTCCGCACTAAACGGCACATAATAAACCCCATTCCAAACATCGATTATTTCCTGCAAGGCATCGAGTCTGTTCCCTTGGACGGTTATCTGCAAAAAAGGATTCGTGCCCAAATCAAGGACAAGCCCCCCGGTGTTGGTGTTTGAAACGTACTCTTGAACGCCCTCGCCTTTATAGATCGAATACAAGCCGTCAAAGGTGGTTCTATAATCGGATAATCCCGAACTGTATCTAAACGATGCAGGAACCGTGTCATCGGATGCGGACTTGTATGTCTTTAAATACAACGCACCGTCACGTCCGATGTAGGCAAACGCCCCAAGGTAAGCGGCTAAATACTCAAGAACGTCACGCCATGTCTTAACGTCAGCCACAACGTCAGCGAATCCCGTTTTCCTCGTTCCGTTTGGAAGTCCTTCAATGTCGCCAACTGAAGAACCCAAGGAAACACCACAAGCCGTACACATTTCACTTAACCATGCACTCGGCTTTTGAATTGTAACGTGCTGACCGGGAACAAATGACACCGCATCGAGCTTGACCATGTTGTCATAAGCCTTTATAGAAATATGGTCAGCCGTCTGCGTTGCCTCGGAAACCGTGAACACGCCCATGGGAATCACATCCGATGCACCGTCAAGGGAACATGAAACGGAAACCTCTGCACCGAATAACTCATAACGTGACACACCAGCGAGAACCAACTCAATGGAAAAAGTGGATGCGTATGCTGTGCCGATGTTTAAAGTCTGCGAGGAAATCGACCTTGTTATACTTCCACCACCGACAATATCGGCATTCGTGAAAGCGTAAGTGTTCCCCCCGGATGTCGTGATCGTTCCGCTCCAAGATAACTTTCGAATATTTGATTTTATTTTTGTTTGGAAATCTGCGGATGCTGAATACATTAGTAAGCTAATACCTCAAAAGAAACATTCCAAAATGTTTTTGAGCCGTTGTCTTTTATTGCCTCGTATGAAAGGTTCTGAATAAATCCGCTGAAACTGTCCTCGGTCAACGTTGCCGGGTTTAGATAATAGATTGTAATCGCTGACCCTGAAACATAATAGCCATACAACTTCTGAAACCAAGTGTCATCGATTGTTGAATTAACCGAGATATGCGGAACACCCAAACGCTTGATGTCACGCTGGAGTGTTCCTGCCTCGGTTTCTTTTATGGTTTCCTTGTTCTCGGGAGCTAATGTATAACTCCCTTTAGTGAGCGGGAAATATTCGGTGTCAAATTTTAATTTAAGTTTCTGTGCCATTAGCGACCCCCTGAAACGAGTGCGTGTCTTTGCTGGGCATTGAGAATGATCGTGTCGAGCTTTTCCTGTCCGATATAAACGGGAATCACAATGTCGCCACTATCCCCCGTATTTGCCCCGAGAACACCGCTTATATTCTCGAGTGGATTATTTATGCCCGAATAGTTATTCGATGAAATTTGAGCCGTCTGAAAGTCCGTGGAAATCGTTCCAGCAACCGAGCCCAAAGCGTTCTGAATCAATCCGATGTTATCCTTAATGCCTTGAGCAAAAAGCATCATCATATCCGGGGCGTAAGTATGGAAATTAGAAAGAGGTCCGTCCTCGGGTTCAGAGAATCCCAAAAGTGACTTAATTGTCGATGCAAGGTCTGTGACCGTGCTTTTGAGGTTTTCCCATTTTGCCTTGATGCCGTCAATGAAGTTTTGAACCATGTCTTTACCCCAATTTTTAGCATCTTCAATTTTCTGCCAAAATCCGTCCTTTACGCTCTGAACCAACTCGGCACCCGTGGTCACTAACTGACCGACAACCATTAAAATGCCCTCGATTAACTTGAACAGTAATTCTGCACCAGCCTCAAGGATTTTCGGAGCGGCTAAAATGATCGCTTTTACAAGGTTGAGAACGATCTCGGGAGCCTTGGCGATCAGTTTAGGCAATGCACGGATTAAACCCTCGGCAAGTGAAAGAATCAACTGTAAAGCCGCATCAACTAACATGACCAACGTGTCGGGTTCTGTTATCTTGTCCACAATAGTCAATATAACGTCAACTATTGCAGGGATAAGTGTAGGCAGGTTATCGATTAACCCTTGAGCCAATGCAAGAACGAGCTGGAGCCCTAAATCCAAAATCATCGGGAGTAATGACAAAATCGTTTCCACGATCAAATTGAACAACGCCGGGATTTGGTCAACCAAAACGGCGAGGATGTCGGGCATCGCCTGAACGAGTGCATTCACAAGCTGGATTGCCGCATCGATTAAAGGTGGAACTAAAGCCGCAAACAGATTCGGCAACATTTCAACAATAATCGGAGTGATTCTTGTTATAACATCGCCCAAACCGCCAAGGGCATTTTCAATAGTGGGTATTAAATTATTTATTGCGGTCACACCCGTTGTGACAAAGTTATCGATTAAGATACCAAGGTCAGCATCGGGATTCGCCATTCCCGTGACAAGGTTTTGCCATGCCGCTCCAATAGATGCAACCGAACCCGAAATTGTTCCAGCCGCTTCTTCAGCCGTTGCCCCGGTTATTCCCATATTTTCCTGAACGATGTTTATTGCATAAACAACGTCTGCGAAATTCTCGGGGTCAAGGGAACCCTCAATAAGTCCTTCCATTCCCTCGGCATCATGGAGCAACCTTTCCATTTCTGAACGTGTGCCACCATAACCGAGTTTTAGGTTGTCAAGCATTGTGAAATTCTGCTTGGCAAATCCAGCGTAAGCATTCTGAATTGACTCAATGGACGTACCCATGCGGTTTGCGTTATCCGCCATGTCCGTAATTGCCATGTCCGCCATGTTTGCCGCCTCGTAGGTGTTGCCACCTAACGAGCTGATAAGCGATGCGGAAAACGATGTGACAGTGTCCATGTATTCGTTGGCGGATAATCCAGCGGTTTGGAATGCGTTAGCGGCATTCTGCATGACCGTGGATGCATCCATTTCCCCGAATAGTGTTTCAACTCCACCGACTAATTGCTCATATTCTGCAAATGATGAAACGGCACTTTTCGTAACCGCCGCCGCACCCGTAGCCGCCGCACCAACCGCCGCCGTTGCACCTTTTACAACCGCACCAAGACCAGCGGAAAAAGCCGAGCCGAATGTAGCACCGCCGCTTTCCCCGGCATCGCCCATGGCTCTCTCGATGTCTTTTCCCATGCCCTCGGTTGACGGCTTAATTTGTAAGTATGCCTCACCTATTGTCACGCCCATGCGTTAAATTCTCCCATGCTGACTTGAATTCATCAGCGGTCATGAATGAAACAAGCTCGTCCTCATGTTCCTCGGTCAAAGCCTTTAGAACCGATTCCGGGCGGTTTCTGTTTCTCTGTCCGTCTTTAGTTTGAGCCCAACTTTGGAACGATAATTCGTCCACCATTCGGGCGATTAGTGTCTGTGTTAAAGTGATCTTGCTTTTTGAAACTTTCATTTTGATCCTGCTTTCGGGTCTTAACCCAAAACAAAGAGTTGCCACCAACTCGGGCGACAACTCTTTGAAATTTAGGATGTGATAAGTTTCTGCAAGGTCACAAATCAAATCGTCCTTGCACACCGCCAAACAATGTGCAAGGAAAATCAGTTTTTTGGGATTTTGCTTTCGAATATCTCCTGAACTTCAGCCATTACGACCTCGGCAGGAACGAACCCGTCATTCTGACTTGCGATGTGTTCCATGAACTTGGAAAAGCCCTCGTCCCCGAACATCAACTTGACCATTTCCTGTGCCCCCTCGAGCTGTTTAATGCCCTCGGAATTTTGGCACTTGGTTATTGCCATAGTGAAACGCCAATCAGTAAGGATTCTGTCATCGATGTTATAAGCAAATCCGCTTTTTGTTTTTCCCTGCATTTTTCTTCTCCCTTAAAACTTAAACACTCGGAACGTCTGCGGTGATGTATTCGTAGTGATATACACCGTTTGTGTCGGGAACATCGGTTATAGTGATGTTATAACCAACCGCCTCGTCATCCTTGTAAACGATCTCGCCAAGCTCGGAAATGGTTCCGTTGGGAACGACAATTCTCTTGGCTCTGCCGCCCTTGAGAATCATGTCAAACACCCATGCACCGCTGGGCATATCCTGTGCGGTTGCCTTAATGGTAAGGTTTCCGCTACCGTCAGGGGTAACATTTGCACTTCCGTAAATGGTCTTGAGGACATCCTCGTTCATTGCCTCGAGTAAGGTCAGGGCGAATGTGTCGGGTCTGTCGGTCTGAAGTGAAAGAACGGTGTCGCCACCCCAAGCCTTGACAGTATCACTTTCGGGGCTGTTATTGTTGGTCAGACCGTCCTCGGAAACATATCCAAGCTCTACAAAAGCGGCATCAAGGGATGCGGTTGCTGATGTAGGGAGTGTGCTACCAATGGGAGCCCAATGGACAGCACCGCCGACTTTAGGCTTACCAACTGAAACTTTGGTTGCATCAGGCATAACTTTTCTCCTTTAATAATATAAATTGTAATAACAACGATAACGGTATCTTTTAAGAACTGTGTCCGGGTCATCATTCCCACCGCCGAGCTTACATGACACGTCAGATTCCACATGGAACTTGTCGAGTGCGGTTCTTAATTTTTCATCAAGTACCGCCGCCTCATACTTGCTCGGGGCATAAGACCTAAATTCAAGTGTCGCCTCGTTGACAAGGTTTTCACGTCCTCGCCCGATTAGCTGAAAGACGATGAATGATGACGGGAGTGTTTCGGGAATCTCAAGAAAGACCCCGATGTTTTCCTCTGCAAATTCGCCGTCAAGAAAATTCTTGACCTTTTCCTCAATTAGCATCTTCTTCCACCTTTACTATCACTTGAACACGGTCAAAGCCCACGAACGATGTCAGAACTTCCCCGATCTTCTCGGATTCGTTCATGACAGCATCCATGCACATTTGACTTTGCCATAAATCTTTCATCATTGCTGTGGGCAACACAACCCTAACTTTCTTGTCTTTCAAGATGCACCTTTCTGTTCCACCTTGTAGGAATGTTTTCCGGGATTCCAGCGGTTGCATAACCTATTGTGTGATAAGTGCCACCAAAAGGGGCAGGGAGTGTGACTTCCGTATCTTCCCACACATTATCATCGGTTTTTGGTATCGCTAATGTATAAGCGACTTTCTTCCCGTACATGGTCAGCATATTCGTGATGTCGTCAGATGACGGCTCCCCGACTAAAACGTCAGAAACATTCTTTGGAATTGTGGAATAAATAGGGCGACCAAATGCATCCGTCCCGGTCTGCGTTTTTACGTTCAGAACTACCGTCACGCCTCTCATATTGAAACCCTCGTCATATATTCAAGAATGGAACGGCATCCGATGTTATTTCCGCATCCGAGCATTTCCTTTTCGAGCTTGTTCAGATATAATTCGCCAACCGATGAATTTGAACCCATTGTCCAGCTCTGCGAATAACCAAGTGCCGACATACTCCCCTGCGTTGCACCGACAGGAACGTCAGCATCGACATTCATCGCACGGATGACCATGCGGCATGAAACGAGTTTCTTCACGTCTGCGGATGCATTCGCATTGAAACCGTCAATGATGATCGCCGCATCATCCAAGAGATTAGTGCAAATATTCTGCTGTGTTGTGTCCATAGTGGTTGACATTCTCGCCTGAACGTCACTCACGGTTGCATAAGCCATGATTCCCTCATTTCTTCCTTGTGGAACGTCTAACTGTTTTCTTGGTTTCCTCGGCCTTTTCCTCGGTCTTGGTTTCCTTTATAACCTCGACCTTTGGCTTTTCCGTGTTAGCGGCAAGGGGAAACCCTGCCGCCTTGTATTCGTCAACACGGTCATCCGCTACCAAAAAAGCGGTCTTGGTGTAAGGATTAATGAACTCTATCATCAGATAGAGGGAACGCCTGTTGCGGTAAGGGCGTTGAATACGGAAGTGTCGGCACGGAAACCGAACTCGATTTCTGCTCTTACTGCGAACATATTTCTCTCCCAGAGGTTGACCTGCTCACCGTCAATGGTAAGGGTTGCCTGGTCGCTGATAGAAATCTGAACATCCTCAACGATGCCATACTTTGCCTGACTCCAGTCGCCGGCATAACCAACAACGGAAGGTGAACCAGCCTTGAAAGCATTCTTTGAAAGTTCAGTTCTTACACCGAGAACAACGGGGACAGCTCCCTCGGATACGTTATTAACAAAGATAGGTCTCTTGTTATCATCGGTAGCACCGAGAAGGATTCCCTTACCCTGTGCGGAGAATACGAATCCGCTGTTTACACCGCCGTTGATGGCGATATCGGTATCAGCGGCAACAAGTCCCTGATAAACATCGCTTGCAAGGCTCTGTGCGGTTACGCTTGCGAAAGTGTCGAAATCGGAACCGGGAGCGGCACCGTGGAAAACGGTGTCATCGATCTTCTGTCCGAGTGCCTTGGGAAGGCGATTGACGATTTCATTGTAAAGAGAAGCATTGTCTCTTTTGAACTGATTTGAGAAAGGGACGATAACCGAAAGGACATAGCCTTTCATGTTCTTTGTGCCAAGACCGGGATTAGAAACAGGCTTCTTCTCGGTCTCTCCAACCCATGATGCCACGGGGTCAGAGAGGATAACGGGTATGGTAAGTCCCCTTCCGGGAAGATCAATCTTCTCTGCAAGCTTCATTACCGCTGAACCTTCCTGCATCTTTGCGATGATTTCTTTACTAACCTCTGTGGGAAGGCTGATATTAGTTCTGTTTGTAGGTATTCCTGACATAATTTTTTCTCCTTGTCTTTTACATTAACGCCGACATAAAATCAGCAAATTGCTGTTTTGTCGAGCCTGTGGGTTTAGGCATCTCTCCGCCGTCCTTGACTTTGGGATAACCACCGGGCTGGGCAAAAGCCTTTATTGCCTCTGCCTGTGCTTTGCACTCGTCCTCGGTTGCCCCGGTCAGTAAGTGAACGGGAATGCCTGTTTCATTTGCTACATTCTCCCTCATGGTTCGAACTTCATCCGCTTTCTTCAATGCGGTAAGCTCTGCCTCGAGGTTGTTTGCACGTTCTGTCGCCTTTTCCAATTCGGTCTTGTTCTTTTCCTCTGCCTCATCGAACTTGTCGGCTTTGGCTTTCAGAACGTCATAGTCAGCATATTTGCCTTTTTCCTCGGCAAGTCTTTTCCCGACTATGGCATTGACCTCATCCTGCGTGAATGTGCGTGTCTGCATTCCTGCATCGTCCTGTGTGGGTACAGTAGTGATATTCTCACTCATTTTGTTTCTCCTCTCTATCGAGTAATATCCTCGTTAAATGGAACGAGTAACCATATAAAAAAGCACCCTTTCGGATGCTTAATTAACGTCTATCAAGCCGTCATTATCTGTGCCCCCTGTCGGCTTGTTCCTTGCGTATGCCTCACGCCTCATCGAGTTTATCTTTTCTTGCGGTGTTGAACCCTCTGCGTGTTGGTACATACTTAAATATGCATCGGGGTCATATCCTGCGATATTCAGATTTTGGTTATGTCTGACCGTATACTGACAATCGCAATTTGAATGAATATGCTCTGCGTGTCCGCCTTTTAGGGCATCCTTTGACATATATTGCCAACCTCTTGATGCAAGGGTCAGACAAAAAGCACACGTTTCCCCGGCTGGAATCCAAGCAAATTGTGCCCCGTCACGTTTGGCATTATGCAACGTGGTATCAGCCGCCGCCATTTTAACCCAACGTGTCGCCGCACTCGCTATTTCCTCGAAATTCTGTGAGGTTTTGATCGTTCCTTGGATTGCCTTTGCTACATCGCCATAATTCGCCAACGGTGCCAATTCAGCCGGGGGAAGAAGAACACCCTCAAGCTCTGCGGTCAAGTCGTACATTTCAGCCGCTAAAGAACCAGCCGCCTCACCATATTCATTGACTATCGCATAAGCGTAATCCATGAACTCTTTCAAGGTTGCATCATCAAGAACCATTTCCGAGGGATTCCCGATGCCTACGACATTATGCGTGGTTAAATACTTGACCAGCTTTTCAGCCGCCGCCGTGTTGATGTCACGCAACGTCAATATATATCGTTCCCACGACTTCCTTGAAATCGTCATCCTTCAATTTCCTCGATTAGTGCCATTCCCCTTGAACGCCCCTCTTGTGACTTAATTCTGCGGATGTCTGCTTTGTCGAATCCGAGCATTTCAAGGAATACATCGGTTGATGCGAATCCATCACGAACCGATGCGATTTTCAAAGCCGCATCTGCGGTAACGGAAACACTCGGCATTGCAGGATTCTTGAAATGGGCGACTATTGCTTTCTGCTCGTCTGTCAAGTCGTCAAGGCTTACGTCATAGGTAATCGCTAAAGCCATTAAAGCAATGGAACGCAACGCAACACCGTTCCCGATGTTTAATTGCTGTGCGGTTGCGATTAACGTCTGACTCTGTGCCATGATCGCATCGCTTGACGTGGGATTTGCATCGTTTACAACTCCCGTGTCGGTCACGGTCAAGCCCGTTGCCGCACTAAACTGTGTCGCAAGTAATCTCAACATTTCAACGTGAGGGGAAATCGTTCCCTGCTGGAGCTGACCGAATGACGGCTTTTCCCCGGTTTCGGGATTTGATGTTGAGGTTAAAATCGAGCCGACATAAGTGCGGAATTTATTGTCTATAACCGCCGCAAACTGTTCATCGGTTACACCGAGCAAATACTTCTGCGGCGATGTTGCAAACTCCAAGCCAATGGATGCATTTGCAACCGTGCGGACATATCCGTCAATTAGTCGTCTGACGGGTTCTTTAATCCTTGAACGACCAAAGGGCTTGTTTGATGTTGCATTCCAAATCAGGGCTTCCATTAGCGGTCTGCCCATTTTGTGCGGATGCTGTTCAGCAACCCACAAATCATGACCGTATCTCTGAAGAACCCAAATTGAATCATCGGTATAGTAATTGATTAAGGTTGCATCCCAAGAGGTTTTATCGTTGTTCGGTGCCGTGTTTATGACAGCGAATCCGTAAGCGATGCGACCTTTTTCTCCGTCCCAAATTGCCGCCGCTGTCTGTGGGCTATGGAAACGGATTTTCACGCCCTCGTCAGAATCGGTAAGTGTAGCAAACACACAACCATATTTCAGCTCGTCACGACAAGCCTTGATGTATTCGTCAACAAGGTTATTCTTCTCGGCTATTGTGTCGAGGTCATCCACCGCCTCGCCATTTACACCGACAAAGCCGTCAAACATTGAACGCCCAGCGAGGACATCAACGGTCTTGGCTCCCCACGCACAACCAATTTCAAGCCTCTGTAAGCCGTCAGGGAGTGCGATGCCTAAATTAACGGAATTAAGGGAGATTTTGCCCTCATAATAACGGTTTTTTTCGTCATTCTTATAAGAGTGTGTCTCATAAGTAGAAAGCAAGTCCTTAAACTTTGCCATTTCCTCTGCTGGAAAGTTTTTGATGTTTGTCACTTCAATATTGAGCATCTTTTAAACCTCAACCAATAAGCATCTTCTTGTTCGGGTCACGCTTTGATATTTTCGCCCCCCAAAATGCTAATGCACACGCCTCAATAGCGGCTGAATTTTCGCCACCGAACCCCCAACCGCCGCCAATGGGTCTTTTTGTAGCCGTGATCGCTGACTCCCTCAAAGCCTCTTGACCTGAAAACCACGTCACGGATTCTTCATTTATTGCATCGACTAACATCCCCACGGATGCGATGACATCCCTTGCACCGGGTCTTATTACTGACCCTTTCATTCGCCATTTTTCGGATATTTTCTCGACAAGGACATCAACACCGTTCTTGCCGTCTATTACAACGCAACAAGCCTTTGATGACCTTTCGTTTAGCCATTCAGCCAACCAACCCGTGCCGTAACCCGTAGGCTTTGCCTCTATCAACGAAATTCGGGCTTTGCCGTCCTTTGGAATGACCGCACCGCACAAACATACCCATGAACCGTCTGTGGAAAATTTGACCCCATAAGCGGTCTTTCCCTCGGGTTTTGGTTCATCGGATTTGCATCTGTCCCATTTGTCGGACTCAATAGCATAATCTATCTGCTGGGAAACCGTTGGAGCCCACCAGCCCAAACGTTCACGGCAAAATCCGTCTTTAGACATGGTATTAAATTCTTCAGCCGTGAAATCTTCCGTCAAGCGGATTCCGAGTGCTGGGTTCGTCATGTACCAAAGTGTTCTATCTTCAGCATTTATCTTTTCGATGTTGTCCCCCTCGACTCCCCACTCATGCCATGCATCGTGCGGACTCGGGGAATCAAAGCACCCTTGTCTTTTTCTTTTGAATACTTCCCCCGGGCAATTCGGATAAGGCGGTGTTCCCGTGTAAATAAGCTGACGTGTTCCCGTCTGCGATGCGGAAAGTGTCGCCATTATCGCCTCGACCTGATCGTCCGTCAGCTCTTGAGCCTCGTCAAAGACCACAAGGGAAATTCCGTCAAAACCTCGAGCCGCTTGTCGTGAACGTGCGGAAAATTCTATTGTTCCACCGTTGTCAAGCTCGATGCATTCCTCACCGTTGGTATAACGGATATTTTTTACAATATCTGTAATCTCGGGATGCCTTTTATCTGTAAACATCGCCGCCAAACGTCTGAATGACTTCTTGCCCGTTTTGACCTGATGTGCGGTATGTAATATCCTTTCGCCATTAACGACTAAACCGAAAAACTCCCGACATTCAAGGCACACGTTCTTTCCGTTCTGCCTTGGTAATGAAAGACCAGCGGATGTGACGGAATATTTGCCGTTTTCATCCTTGCCAAGCCAACAATTTATGACGGTTTGTTGCCATTCGTCCAATTCGCAACCATAAGCCGACATTAAAAGAGCCGCATCTTCCCCGTCTGTGGAAGTGCGACTCGGTTCTATTTGTACTCTTGGTTCTTGTGAGCCTTTCATGCCTCTTTTTTATGTTTCCCCCGTACTAATTCGAGAACACTTTTCGGTTCATTCGTTACGATCTCCTCGGCTACACTTTCAACCGCCTCTTTGGGCAAGGCTCCGAGGATTCTGTCCATGCCCGTAATGTACGACTTCCAAAGTGCCTCATATCCTTTATATAAAGGGTTCTCACGGATGCCACTCTGACCGCCGCCGTTGTCGTATGGTATAACGACAGAGGACGATGCAATTTTTTCTCTTGCATCGTCCAACTTTACTTTCATGAATGCCACATTTTCGATTATAGGCTCCAAGGTTTTGATTCGCCTTTCGGAAATGTCAGCCTCGATCAATATGTCTTTTATTCTCTGAACTTCGGATTCGATCATATATTCTTTCTTCCGATATTATATGATGTCTACGTTTCCACGCCCTCTGCCGACTTCTCCACGCCGCCTCTGTAAGTCTTTAAGGATTTGCACTCGTTCTTGTAATGCATCCAGCGTTCCGAGTTGTGTAGGCGTTTTGTTATCGGGCATCGAATTGATTTGATTCCTTGTTGATCTCAATTCGCTTTGAATTGCATTTTCCACCGCCGAAAATCCGTCCTCGTTTATGGCTCTTTCCATATTGCTCTTGAGTCCTTGGTTGTACTGACTTTCTTCAGAAAATGCATCGCTATATTCTTTTATTCGTGGGTCATTTGCTCCCGTGAGGGATTTTTCAAACTCGCTGGAGTTTTTAAACGTTCCAGCTCTCCCACCGCCTGATGATGCACCACGTCCGCCCATTATTTCCAATTCTCCGTGACCTTGTTGTCAAAATATATGACCTCAATGTCCTTATAATCAAAATCTAACTTGCCACCATAAACCAAGATCGTACTTGGTTCAATTCGTTTTACCATTTCTGTCATTCCGTCTTTCCATATCTGCAAGGCATCTTTATTTTCTTTTACGCCTATGGTAGACACGGAAACGATGCTCCCTTTCGGGATTCCCTCAAAGCAAAAATCGAAAGTTTCTTTTTCTGCCCAAGAAATTGTTGGGATGACATTTATTCCTTGATGCTGATAATATGCCCCGATTTGCCTTGAACGATACACGTTCCATATTTTCATCGGCATAGGCATATCCATATACAATGAAAAGTCGGGGCTTAAAATACATTGATATTCTTTTAAAACGTCAACGTACTTCTCCGGGGCATTCCATATCCGCTCGAACTGATAATCATCAACGTAAAAATGTATTCCGACATTTTTGTCTTTGTTCGTCTTTGCGTAATTGAAACCGACTAAATCATCCGGGATGAACTCGTCACAAAATATGATCGGCATCTGCCAAAACCCTGCCGTCATTTGCGTTTTATGTGCGATTCCGAGATTATATGCGTTGTTTGTGCGTTCTCGTTCATCGCCATAATACCCAATGTCTAAATCAGGCATTTCGGGAACTTTGAAATCGAATTGACCCAAATCAAAATCAAGCGAAATCGATTCAAGCTCTTTTTGTACTAATTCCAAATCCCAACTTGTGTCTAATTCGGATAAGCGGTTGTCTGCGAGGATGTACGCTTTCTTTTGGTCATCTGAAAGTCCCTCGATGCACACACAAGGCACTTTTTCCAGCCCGAGAAGTGTAGCCGCCTCGAATCGTCCATGACCAGCCAAGATGACATTGTTTTTGTCAATTAAAATCGGGGAAACAAAGCCAAATTCTTCAATACTTGCCGCCAACCGCTCGATTTGTTTCTTGCCGTGGCGTTTTGCGTTGTTTTCATAGGGTTTCAGGTCATTTAATCTGACGTGTTTTATTGTCCGTATTTCCCCCATTTGACCACCCCTTGACATTGTGGATAACTTCAAGAGGTATTTTGGTGCT